TTTCTGTTTTATTTTTCCCATTTAGTTCAAGTTTACGAATTTGCCTTTTAATTTTTGGATATGTCTTGATTAGATTTTCAATTTCCACTTTATTTTGAACTCTAAATGCCTCTACCAAAACAAAATTGTTGTATTTTTTACGATGGTCTTGTAGTCTTGTTGCCAAGTCATTTGTGTGACCAAATTTTATTAGTTTTTCGTTTTCTTCGTTTGTATTGTCGATTGTTCCAAAATATATACATTCTGTATTCAATGGAAAATGAACGATTATTGCTTGCTCTACAGCCCTTTGTTTTTCCTTTTTAGAATTTTTAATTGTAATATTATTTTCCAAAATAATATTTTCTTTTTGCTCTAACTGGAGTCTTAATTCATCCGTTTCTTCTTCCACAATTTGATGTAAAACTTCTTCCATTTTCATATAATATTCGTGAATTTCTCCCGCCTTTTTGGTTTGAGCTTTTAAACATAATGACTTGAAACATTTTATGGTTAATAATATTGTTTGTTTGTTATGTCCTCCATTTTGTTTTATATTTTTTGTAGAATTTTGCTTATCCAAATTGATAACCAGTTTTTCATCATTTGAAGTTGCTTTCTCATCAGAGAAAGCACTTTTGTAATCTATATCACATTTAAAATATTTTTCTAGACATTCTTTTGCTCTAATTTTTTGACTAAATCCTAACCATTTCCATATGTCATCTAAATCAACTACAAAATCTATATTTTTATCATAATTTAAGTAGCAATAAAAACTACTTACAAATAATTGTGATTCAAAATCAGTGAAATTATCCTTGATTTTATTTATTAATTTGTTATTATAAGCGTTTGACAGTTTAGAGATTGGGTTTTTCTCTATGAGTTCTTGCATCTTATTATATACTTTATAATAGGATACTCTTTAAGTTGTTATAACCGCTTATATATTTTGAAAGCAGATTTTATAAAAACGCATATAGTTTTGTTATACTTTTTTTAAAAGTATTACCACTTATTCGCCTTTTTGACGCTGATCTTTTGTCCTCCGCCGCGTTTTTTCACTGAATTCGGGTCATATTGTTCCTCCTCGTCCTCATCCTTCATTCCTTTCGACAATTCCCAGAACTCTTTTGACCCTAATCTGAAGTCACCGTGACTATCGGCTTTATACCAGAAGACCTGGTCGTGTAACTTATTGGATTTCGAGTTATTATTTATCACCAAGCACTCATAATTTTCGGTACATTGATCCATCACCTGACAAAAGCTCTCAAATGTTGGAAACATACCGGCATAGTTCTCATATATCCTTTTTCTATTTGCGATGTAATTTTCTCGAAGAATAAAAACATAATCTATGTTGGTTCTCAGTGTGGGCGGAATGCCGAGCGGATATTGCATTGTGATGACTAGCATCACCTTCCAGTGTCTCCCGTTCATAAAGAGTAAACGCATCATTTTATCGCGCGTCCACGTCGCATCATATAAGCAGTCATCTAAAATGACAAAGGCTCGAGGGTCAATAGTGCTGCGTTTATATGTTTCCATCTCCTTTTTAATCTGTTTCAACACAGTGCGCTGTCGTTTCAAAATGTTTTCAATAATCGCCGTATTGTATTCATTATGGACGAACAATTTGGGCACCATTTTTGCGTAAAAACCGTTACCTTCTTCAGTTCCCGAAATAACGGTGCCAATGGGGATTTCTTGTTGATAAAAAAGTAGATCTCGGACCAAGAAAGATTTGCCGGTGTCACGCTTTCCGATTAATACAACGACGGGACCTTTATTTTCATTTGGCTTAAAACTAATACTTTTCATATCGAATTTTTTTAATTCAAGTGTCATATATTATAATGTATAAAATTTTAAATATAATATAAAACGCAATTGATTCTCTCTTAATATAGTTTCAAAATAGATATTAAGAGAGAAAATACTTTTAAAGAATAATAAGTTAAAAACTCATATAATTTATATATTAAATACCTAATAATGATAAACGTAAATTATCAGAAAAGGAAGAACACAGAGCTTTTTAAAAGTTTAGAGAAACCATCGTCTTTGTTTCTCTCTAAAACACAAAATTATATACCAATCTATAAAAGATTTTTGGAGTTAAATGAAACCAATTACAATAATGTAAACTTGAATCACAAATGGTATATTTCATCAGTAAATGATGAAGATAATAACGAAGACGATAGCGAAGACTGTGGTTGCAATAAATTGTATAACTGTCGTGTTAAAAATATAAATAACGCAAATAAAACAAAGGATAAGGATATATTTTTTAAGATGGCTCCATTGTTAGACCCGTTTAAATATCTAATCGGGAAATACAGCAATGACGATAAAATTTTGAATTTACCGTCAATTAATTCTGATGAAACGTATTGTAACAGCAAATTGTTGGATTTAAATAATTCGGCATATGTTGATGGTCTATTTTTGTTTCTCTCAAGTAATCTTATTTATGAAAATAATTTTCAACACGGTGTAGACTATTATGGCTCGTTTTTAGCTGTTAAGAATAACTTTGCGTTAAATGTTTGTGACGACATAGATTACCTAAATAATTCAGATTTTTTTAACAAAAACAAGAATGTTCTATTTAAAGTTGATGATTATGAACATTTATTTCAGTTTAAAAATGAAGACACCAAATTAAAACCACTAAAAATAGAACATAATTTATCGCTAAAGTCAAATATCTCTATTAAATCGTTTGATAATGAAGTTTTTGAAGATATGTTTAGTGACGATAATACAATAGTGAATTTAGAAGACTTGAAAGGTAATTATTCTGAACTAATTGATATAACAAATTCAAATTTGACAAATGATAATGATAATAAAGTTACCTTAAAATCAAACTCAACTTGCTCTTCAAGAACATCTTACACAGTTGATGGCGAAACCGATCCACTTTTAGATCCACTTTTAGATCCACTTTTGGGAAAAGTGGAGCAAAATGATGAGCAAAATGATGAGCAAAACGATGAGCAAAACGATGAGCAAAATGATGAGCAAAATGAGTTAGAAGAAGTAAATGAAAAAGAAGCAGACGATACACAGTGGGAAGACGAAGAATCAAACGCAGTAGAAGACGATGACAGTTTCGAAGAAGAGGTGATAAACGCAACTATACCACAATTCCCCGTTCAAGTTATTTGTATGGAGTATTGCGAAAATACATTTGACGATTTAATATTATCAACTGATTTAAAGGAAGAAGAATGGTTTTCAGCTTTTATGCAAATAATAATGATTTTAATAACCTATCAAAAGATCTTTTCTTTTACTCACAATGATTTGCATTCAAATAATGTAATGTATAATCACACAGATAAAAAATTTATTTATTATTGTTACAAAAAACAGATTTATAAGGTGCCAACTTTTGGCAGAATCTATAAAATCATCGATTTCGGCAGAAGCATTTACAAATTCAATGGCAAACTATTTTGCAGTGATAGTTTCCAAATTGGTAACGATGCCGCCACACAATATAATACTGAACCATATTTTAACGAGAAGAAGCCGCGTTTGGAGCCCAACTTCAGCTTTGATTTGTGTCGACTTGCTTGCTCTATTTTCGATTATGTTGTCGAAGATATGTCCGATGTTAAAGATCTTAACAAATGCGACCCTGTTCAACGTCTGGTAGTAGAATGGTGTCTCGATGATAAGGGCATTAATATGTTATATAAAAATAACGGGCAAGACCGATATCCTGATTTCAAATTGTATAAAATGATTGCTCGATGTGTTCATAATCATACTCCACAGGCTCAATTGGAACGACCGGAATTTAAGGCGTATGCTAATTTTAAAGGAACGGTGCCAAACGATGTTATAGATATTGACAAAATGCCTATTTTGGTTTAGATTTTATATTTTATATTTTAGACCTTTTATTTCATAATTAGTGTTTAATTTTCATTAATATTATAATTTATATTATATTAATGAATGATTTTGGTTTTATTATTACAAGACACGTTAATTCGGAATTAACCAATAAATATTGGAATAATTGCGTAAAATGTTTAAGGCGGATTTATCCATTTAGAAAAATTGTGATCATTGATGATAACAGCAATAAAGATCTTGTTATCCCTTTTTATAATTATGAGAATATTGAGATTGTTGAATCCGAATTCCCAGGTCGCGGCGAATTACTTCCTTATTATTATTTTATAAAAAACAAATATTTTGACAATGCGGTCATAATCCACGACAGCGTGTTTTTTCATATTTGCGTCAATTTTGAAAAACTAATTGGTGTCAATGTGCTACCATTATGGTATTTTAATTCTGATAATGAACGTATAAGCAATTCAGCGGAAATTATCGACGTTTTAAACAATTCTACCGAGCTCAAAAACAAATTGACATTACATAACAGAGTACTTGGTATGGATAACTTCAACTGGTTTGGTTGTTTCGGGTCACAAGCGTTTATAAATCACGATTTTTTATTGTACTTAGAGAGAAAATATAATTTATCAAAACTAACAAGGGTTGTTATTAGTAGAAAAGACAGATGTTGTCTTGAACGGGTATTTGGAGTTATATTTTTTAGCGAGTATCCGTTTATTACTAAAAAAAAAGCACTACTGGGAAATATTTTTAAGTATCAAAATTTTAGTAAGTATACATACGAAAATTATGAAAATGATGTTAAGAATAATAGATTACCCAGACCTATTGTCAAGGTTTGGACGGGTCGTTAACAAATTATTTATGGTGATGATTATATTATATTATATTATATATAAATGGAAACGTGTAGGATTTGTTTAGAAGAAATTTCTCCTGAAGACCTATATACAACAAAGTGCGGTCATAAATTTCATAAAGATTGTTTTGAGGGTTTGGAAAATATTAATAAAAAAACCATATTAAGATGTCCTCTATGTAATGAAATATTAAAAAGACCAAGTCTTGATAGTCAATTAATAAATGAGGAGATTGACATGTATATAGCAGATTGGGGAGAATTAAATTGTGAAGACTTAATTGAGCAATTAAAATTAACTTATGGAAAAATATTTGAAATTAATGAAGATAAAATTCACGCTGAATGTGAAAAACGTAATCAACTTGGTGGAAACAAACGACGAAGGAAAAATACTAAACGATATAGGAAAAATACTAAACGATATAGGAAAAATACTAAACGAAATAGGAAAAATAGTAAAAGGCGAAGAAATATTTAATTTAATTTTTTATAAAATAGAAAAAATTAAATTTAAAATCTAAAACTCAGGATTGCCTGTGAAAACTTGGGGGGCACTTATGGCGCCACCTTCTTGAATCATCGGCTTCAATTGACTCAAAATAAAATGACCCATTATAACACTAACATATACTAACAGCGCATCGCGGATTAAAAACTTCAACGGTTTCGCCTCCTTGTCGACAAATCGCATTTCAATAAATTTTGCTATAACAAAAATAACAGATATAATTGCTGCTATGATAAATATGTTATCCATTTAAAATACTTATTGTATATATTATTTTTCTTTTTACGCAAATTATAAATATATATTTTTATATTTTTTATATTTTTATAATTTTATATTTTTATTCTAAAACTTCAATTTCATCAAGCAATAAATCCGGTAATAAATCCATTTTTGGTTCTTCTATGGATAATAGACCTAAAGATTCTGGACTAACAGATTCATCTGATATATTTATTCTAATATTATCATCATCAGAATCATTTGCTTCATCCTGTTTTCTTTGCTCGGCTCTCATATTGCTAATATAATCTAAATTTTCATATGTTTTTGGCACTACAACATTTTGAATTTTTCCGTCACTGCTGGCAACATAATCAATATCATTAAAGCCGACTTTATTTCCACCAGTTGTATCTACTTTCTCAGGTTGAGGTTGTTCTTGCTTTTGCGGTTGCTCAATAATTTGCTCTTTAATTTCTTCGACAACATCTTCTTCAATTGTCTCATCCATATACGCCTTCAATATTGCTTCAACTGGAATACTCTCTCTTAGTGTGTTTAAAATACATTCTTGGACAATGATTTCCAACTCTCTATGGTTCTTCTGAATGTTTAAAGGTGGGATATTGATTTCAAACAAATACACGTTTTTATATATTTTGCGTGCTACATTGATATAAGTCTTGTGAACAAAATCATCCAACTTGGGCACTTTAATATCGACCTTCTTCTGTTTTTGTCCTACACGCATAGCAGTCAGAATTTTCAATTGAATAATGTGAACACAAGTGACCAAATCTTCTAAATAAGAGCAACCCGATTTTTCGCAAATTCTTTTGCGCTCGGTTTCAATAATTGTTTGATTCCATTTGGGAATTCTCGAAATGAAATTTTGAAATGTCATTAAATACTTGTCCATTTCACCATTGTCCTTACACAGTTTAATGGCTTCGTCTAAAATAGACTTGTAGCCATCGATAATTAGCGGCGTCAAAATGGTAATCAATCTGGCGCCCCATTCATTCTTCGATTCGTGAAGCGAACTTACGTTAAAATCATCCATAATTACTAAATAGTTGTTTTATATTTTATTTTTTTAAACTAATTATAAAATAAAATAATTTATTGTCTTCTTCTTTTAGTTTTTCTT